CTACGCGCAGCCCTTCAAGCAGCTGCACCCGCAATGGCGCTTGCGTAAGCACCAGACCACCGCCACCAACACCCGACGCGACACCCCCTGCAACTCTAGCCGCCTCCGCTCGAGCACGATCAACCGGCGCCAACGACGCACCCGGCGCCGGTCATTACGATACCACCAGAACAGACCGCGCAGATCGGAGAACTCCGCGCGACCGACAAGGCGCATAGGCATTCCGCCATAACGGCCGAAAACCCGCCTGTATGCAGTGAGGGGAACCCTTACCACGGCCCACCCCTCGCGAACACCGGGTCACTCCGGGCAAAGCATTCTAAAGGCCCGCACCCGGTCATCTGGAGGAAGCGATTCCAACCGACGCACCCACGCCGGCCGGTCAGCTGGAGGCGACGGCCGGCGACGAGCAGGAGGCCCCAAGACGATACCCCGCGCGACTTCCAGAACAGCCTTACGGGCGACCACCCAACCGGACGGAGGAACATAGCGCCACTTCGTCAAAGTCGCCGGTAGCACCGAATAGGCCCCCGCCTGACTCTCGAACAACGCCGTAGTGTCGTAGCACTTCACGCAGTCACCGCCGCGCGTCCACCAACGCTCGATCACAACATCATTCGCGTTCGTGCCGTAGCGCAGATTGCACATGTGCATTTTGGGCATCTTGACACCCAACAACTTGATGCGATCCGTCCGACGAATACGACCACACAACTCAACAACCGCTTCCCTGATCTGCTTGTCGAGAATCCCCACATGCTGGACGATCAGGACCATATCCCACCGCCGCTTGCGCGAGAGCAGCATCCACCGAATGATCTTTTGACGATCCGTTTCGCCCCACGTGCGCGCATTGAGAAAAGTGCCCGCCTCATCGAGCACCACCAGACCCGCCTGATCTTCCGTAGGCCCCCCAGTGCCCAACGCTTCAAGGTCCTCTATCGTTGGCGTACTCGGCAACACACGCACCGACGCACGCGACAACGCGCTATTACGACGCCGACAGATGGGCGCGAAATCTACGTGATAGTTCGCCGCGACTAGCCGCCCCTCGCTCGCATAGTCGATAAGCCGCTGCGTTGCCATCAACGATTTACCCGACCCCACCGGACCCGTGAGAACGTAGATCATTTCACGCGCCCACCCACGACCAAACCCGCTGTCATGACCCAATAGTCGAACGACGACCGGATCACATCGACGACAAGAATCGCAGTGACCACGTTTTCAAGATTCGCAGGCATGATCAGATGCATTGCCGTTACCAAGATCGCGGGCGCTACTGCGTTCGCACCGATCCAAATTCCCGCCAGCGACGCCTTGACCGTCGCAATCGCCACCGCCGCAGTGGCAGCAATCGCAAGCCCCATTGCAATATTCCACGACGCCCAAAAACCGAAGAACTGAAACAGCTTCCCGAACAGCCCCGCCAAAATCCCCGCGAAAATAGGCATCATGCACCCCCACGACGAGCATAGGCCGCCCACGCGTACAACCCCGCGTACACCGTGAGGAACCACTCAATCAGCGGCTTCCCGACACCGGCGATAGTGCAGACACCAGTTAAGCTCATGTCCTGACCCAACCACGAAATCACAGGAGGAGAACAGTCCCCGGACCCCTGCAAATGCGGACCCGGCCTAGACGAATCATCGCTTGGCGCGATGTATTTGCCCAAACCGAAGTACGACATATCACCGCTACTCTGCGCCGCCGTTGCAGCATCTTTCGCGTTCGTGATCACTGCCAAGTTCGTATCCGCCGTGTTCCTCGCCGCCGTATCCGACCCCGCAACACCGGTTTCATCGAGCTTGCAGGGCGAAGTACCCGGCAACCCGCACGGGTCTAATCCGTGACTCGTAGCACCAGCACCCGCATTCGGATCATTCAACGTCCCCGCGCCCTGCGTCGTCGCCGTGATCGTGCCAAGCACACTCACATTCCCGTTCGCATCCGGCGCACTCACATCCACCGTCGTCGTTTTCGTGGTCCCCGGCCGATCCCCCGGACCCGACACAACCACCGACGCCTTACCATCCGCCGCGATTGTGACCGACACATTCTGACGCGCCGAAGACGCCGACATGTTCGTGTTGCTCGACGTGAAATTCAACGCCGTAGCCGCCGCCCCGCTATTGTCCGGATCATGAGCATCGGACACGAAAGCATTCCCCGTCCGCGTTGCCCCCGGACGCGCATCAGCAGGCTTATTAACATCCGGCGCACTAACCAACGTGCACACACTACCCGACAGGTTCCCATAACCGCTCGGACAGTTATAACCCGTGCTGTAACCCATATTCGAATGCGTCGCAGGATTCTGGTCAAACGACGCTACACACGATGGCGTCGTTTGAATCAACGTCCACCCCGGACTGTTCGCCATCCACGCCGCACACGCGCTTGACGGATCCGGATAATGTGTCGGGTCACCCGAAGCCAACATGTAATACGGAGTCGCCGCCGCCGAATTAGGCGGAATCGGAGCAGTAGAACCCGACGCGGGAGGCGTCCAGCCCGACGGAGTCGCCAACGGAACATTCGGGGACAACGGCACCGACAAAGAACTCCCCGTCACCGGATCAAATACATTGAGAGTCTTGACCCCCTCCCCAATAACCCCATCCATCGCCGTTTCCGAAAGAATGTTCCGCCCCCCAAACGTCGAATCCGATCCGTTCACATCTGACGGGCAGGTATACGTAGAAGACCCACAAATCGCGATCGACAGCTGCGCGTGAGCACGCGGCATAGTGAACACCACCACCGCCACGACAAACCCGATAGCAAACGCCCTCGGGTTACGCTGAACCATCTCGACCACCGCACCGATCCACTCATCTAAAGCCGCCCACATATCGACCCCCACAAAAAAAAGGGGAACGAGCACCGCCCGCTCCCCTCACGAAACGCCGGGACGCCCTAGCCCCGCTTGAACTTCCGGAAAATGGCCATGCCGACGCCGATTCCGAAAATGGTCCCGAAGATGGGCAGACCGCCCGTGATCGCCGCGCCGATCTCCGTCGTCGCAGTGGTCACCGCCGTCGAGTAGTCCACCAACGCCGTTGCGCTCGCCATCGACGCCACCATCGCGAACACCGCACCGACACCCACCCTCGCCATCAACTGCTTGCCACGTTGCCGCATGATCCAAACTCCCTCTAGTAATGACGCTACCAACACCAAACCGCGCGCGCCTAAGCGGCCCAGTCAGGCAGATGAAAACCGCTCATACATCCGCCAAATTGCAGACCAAGTTTTCCCGCAAATGACCCCGAACATGAAAGACGCCGTTAGATACCCGATCACCTGATACGTTGTCATTTGCCCGCCATCCATCCAATTCCGAACAACACCGCACACCCGCACACAAAAACCGACTCAGGCAATGACACGTCCACGAAGCCATCGGCCACACCCACCGCGCGAGCACCCATCACCCACAGCACCAACCCCGCCCCTGCAGCCCACGACCTCACCCCTTGCCCCCGACCCACCCGAGACCGAACATCCCCATACACGACACGAGAAACACCGCATACGAAGGTGCAATGTCCGCGAACGTTTCCGGCACACCGTCGATAACGCTCCCCAAACCACCACCGCCACCGGCGTCCGCAGGACCGAAATCGAACTGGACACCGTACCCATCGCAAATCGGATAAACCCGCGCATTGTTGTTACCGTCATATGCCAACCCAATCCCGCCAGCCCCTCCGACAGCCGTAAGCGTCGCGTTGCCCTTGACCAAACCCCACCACCCGCCATCCTGCCAAGTAATTTCGTATAGCCCCTCCGAACTCTCAGAACCCGCACACGGCATCGAACCACCAGACGACGAGCCAAACGTGACCTTCCAGAACCGACGACGCGTGCTATTCGCCCACGTCCCCACCTTGTCTGTGCCACCGCCCGTAAAGTCGCCCACCGTCCCCGCAACACTCCACGCAGACCCATCATCCGAATACGACACCGTGCCCCGCACAGACCCCTGATCACCCGCGTTATAGGTGACCTGCACCCCGGTCATCGTCCCCGCATCGAACGCCCATGCGAAAGCGCTCCACAGCGCCAACAACCCCACCACGAAGCGCTTAAACATGCCGTTCCCCTCAGACGGACTTCGCGACCTTGCCCGCATCCACGGGCCGGATATCGCGCACGACAAGCTTCGACGTGCGACCGTTGCCCGTCACCGATTCGAGCACCAGATCACACAACGCAGGCAGCACGAGGCCCTTGTACTTTTCGAACACCAGCGAATTGCCCGCTTCGTATTCGATTGCCGCAACACCCCGCGCATCCGGGTTGTCGTCGCGGAATTTCTCTTGCACGAAGACCTTCGTGAAGTCGATCCGCTCGAACTCGCTTCCCGCCTCGCCCTTGAACCGTTTCATCCCCACCAGCACCGCACGCGTTGTAAGTTCCACTTGAACCCCCACAAGTTAAGGCGTCAAAACACAAAGGCCCGCGTCGACGCAACACGCGAACTCAGAACGGAGGCCCCGAATGACAATCCATCGGCACCACCCGAAACCAAAAACCACGACCATCCGGAAACACGAAGAAGTTCCCCGTATCCGACAGCAACAGCGGCACCCAATTGACCCCGTACCGCTCGCCAATCTCCCGTTGAGCACTTGCCCAATCACGAGCACGCAAAATCTTGTGGCAGACCTCTACCGCCGCAGTGCGCGAGGCCCAATAGCGCTTTTTCTCCAACTCGCCGTCAAGACGCTTCCCGGCATACTTCGCGATGTACGACGCGATAGCAGCAACCGGGTTTTCCCTGTGACGACGCGAATAGAACATCTTCACGTTGATTGAACCGTTCACGCCCCCACCCGGAACATCCTCGGCAGTAATCGCGTGCCAGATACGCAAAGCCTTAGCCAACGAGAACCAACCCGACACAGCGACATGAAGGTGGTAATGAACACCATCGGCGTGAGTCTCAGGAACAGCGCAATACCGAAACACCCCGTGAGACACCGCCCTATAGGCCCGGACGAACGCGTGCCAGTGCGCCAACAGAACCGACAGAGGAAGCACCCCGCGAGTGCCAAACGTAAGCATCCGATCCGCCCTGATCTGAATGCACTTCACCCGAACAGCTTGACGAGCTCGCCGAGCAGCCCGAAGCATGTTCTCCTCGCGATCCTCAGGAGCAGCACACCCCTTACGCCCAGGACGAAGGATGTCCGCTCGATCCGCCAAAGGCTGCAAGTTCATCCACCTAACCGATGCTTCGAAATGTCCCGGCCCAAAGTGCCGAGTCCTCACTACCAACTGATCCGGCTCGTCTAGCTCGAACCGCTTCGCCATGTCCTCCCGCCGCTCATCCCACCCGTCCCGCCACTCGTGCGGCAACTCGAACACTTCGCCAAGTAGAGACACCCCTTACCCCTCCCCTGTCCTTGAGTGTCCGTAACAACAAGTTAAGAGGCCCCCGGGGCCGCCGCGCTGCGCGCGGCGACCCCGCGGACCTCTAGGCACTTCCATTTCTTCACGCCGGAGAAAGTCAAAAAAAAGGGACTTTCTCGCTTGGAGCAGTCCCCTAACCCGCCGTTCGGCCGCGCAGATCGCCTCAGGATCGACGATCAGCACCCCACCCGCTACCCTGCTATCACCCACTTTTCCCCCGCCCCTAACACCCGTGAACCAGACGGTAACTCACGCCCGTTAACCTTGTCAAGCGTGAACTCGCGAGCTAACCTGTGACCCAGATCACGCCCGAGGAAAACCCATGAACCTACAAACCATCCTCAAAATTGCCGCTAAGAAGACCCCCACCGGAAGCGCCTACGCCGCAGCGAAAGAAATGGGGATCACCGACAGCGCGATATCGCAATGGAAAACAGGCAAACGCGCGCCCGACGCAGACGCATGCGTCAAACTCGCCGAACTCACCGGGATTGACCTCAAGACCATCATCGAGGCCGCACGCGAGGCCCGCGCAAAAAAAGCGAAGGCCACCGCGAAGGTAGCCTTGTTATTTGCCCTATCGACGGTGGCCGCTGTTCTGACCACTCACCCCGTGGAAAGCCGCGCTGCGCCTAGCCCCACGGTGGACCGACTGTGTATTATGTCAAATTACGTAACGACTTCCAAGGCACGACCTGCTCCATCTCGGCGAGGAATACTTCGCGCCGCGTCTGTTTGCGCTTACCGGCGTACTCCGCATCCCCGAAACTCATCTGACTCATCAACCGCCCCCTCTTGTCCCAAGAGGAGAACCACAATTCACGCGACTTGTTCAGACTTTGCCTAGCTTGCTTCGATTCGCAGAGGCTCGAAGAGTCTTTTCCCTTTGGGGGTCAGGAATGGCGCGATCAAGTGTTGCTCGCCGGCTGCCGCGTATT